CCGTCCATGTAGTAGTAATTTCTGATCTTGTCTTCAACGTACTTCAAATCATTTGGAATGTACATGTTATCGAACATACCATAAGGAGTCTTTACCGTGTTGTTGCCGTTGTTCTGAGTCGTAAAGAAGTACTTCTGATCTATCACGTGAGTACCAAGAACTATCATGAAGAGTCCTTCGATTGTGATGTACTTATCAAGAGCCTTTCCGATAGTTTTGATCTTTGTTTTGCCGTCTTCAGCGGTTTCAGTGTGGCTGAGGAAATATACGATCGTGTCATCAGGTAAACCATTGATCGCATCGAGAACATCTGCATATGGCTGTGAAATATCATTGAATTTATCCCAACCTTTTTCGCCGATACGTCTCATCATTGGCAGTCCGAGAATGTACTGAAAATCGTCAATGACGATGTTCTTCTTTGATGTGTTTCTCATTTCTCTGATTACGTCATCAGCTGTCGGAGTCTTTACGATTTCGTACTTACCTCTGAAAGATAAAATCTGCTTTGCGACAGATAAGATCTTGACTTCGTTTTCCTTAAAGGAGCTTATGCTGAAAGTTTTACCTGTACCCGATTCACCGAGTACTAATACACCAATTGCCATAATTTTACCTCAACTTTCTCCCCGTATTGCCGTTAGGTCAGCGAATTTTGATTACTTATTTGGTTACAAGTTCCCATGTTTCATAGCCGATGTTACGTGAAGCAATCTTCTTGAATTCAGCCCAAGCTTTGACTTTTGATGTGAATGTCATTGCTTCATCTATGATCGTGGACTTATATCCATATTCGTTTTTCACTTCTGTGAGATATAAGATTTTGCCGTTTCTTAACGTTGCTCTTAATACGTAAGCTTTCATAATAAGTACCTCATTTTTATAAAATTCGCTTTTGTTTCTGAAGCGTTATCAGTCCAACATGTCGAGTTGGGATCCAAGTAAACCCCTTACATCTTGCACCGTAGTTCGTCTGGCGATAATCGGTTCACCTTATCTGTTGGCTAGTATCTAGGGATGTATTTGGTTTACATTCTTATTATACAGCATGTTTACGAAAATGTAAATACTTTTTTATGAAAAAATAAAAATTTTTTTATTTTACCTGAATATTGTTGTTGACAACGATCTCAGCGCCTTTGATTTTCTTACCAAGTTTGAGCTCTGCTTTGATACCTGCTTTATCGAGCTTAGGATCCTGCTTAATGAACCATTTTCTTGGGATCACACTCTCATCTGTGATCGATACTGCTTCACTTTTTCTGAATGTGATAGTCACTGACTTGTCTTCAGCTTCAAACTTCTGACCATTGAGACACTGTGAGAGATATGCTTTGAGACTATCGCGCTTGTTTTCAGCTGCTTTCTGACGCTTAGCAAAAGCATCTTTCTGAGCTTTGAGCTGCTCAATGTCGCTGTCGAGATTTTTAATCCAACGGCCAATATTGGTGATTTTTTCTTCACGCTGCATTTCGAGTTCATCAAGATATTTGCCGTCAAAGACTTCACCCGTCTCAGTATCAACTGCATTTTCTTCATCAAGTCTGAAACACTTTTCAATCTTTTCATTGATTTCAAATAATGTCATTTTAATTCCTCCATCCATTTTTTAAAATCTTCAAAATCTTTCGGATAAAGCAAAAATGCTTTTCCTCCAGCTTCTTCGATTTTCTTTAGATTAAATAGTTGTAGTTCACTCGCTTTGCCATTTGGTGCTTTCACTTCAATGGCAATGAATCTGCCTTTATAGCAGCATAATATATCGGGAATTCCAGCTTTAGTAAATCCACCACCGCCCCAATATTTGATGTACCATACGCCTTTGTTCTTTAAATAGGCCTTGATCTTATTTTCGAATTGTTTTTCTGCTGCCACTGAAAATCTCCTTAAATTCTGCTTCACTGATGTTGAGCAGATCTTTCAAAATGAGTGCTTCATCTAATGTGAAGCTTCTCTTACCTACGAGCTTGTTGTGTAATGCAACATACGTTATGCCGAGCTTCTGCGCAATAAATCCAAGCTTGAATCCCGACTTGTCAATCATTTCGTTTAATTTTTTCATGATAACATTCTCCTATCTTGTATAACTTCTGAATCTCTTACCATTTATCTGAGCTTGCGATGTAACAACACCGAATCGTTTTTTCAATGTCACTGAAAGTGTCTTCTGTGTGCCAGGGTACTGATAACCATTCTTTGCACAGTACGTCAAATATTTCGCATAGACATCATCACATGCTTGATTCAGCAACGATTCTACGCCTTCAGGTAAATCATCGATGAACTGCAGTATCACATCGTTGTCTTTCTCGTATTCTCTCAGCTTCTGTTTTACCGATTCAGGCTGAGTAAAGTTCTGATTGTCAAGAATACGATGTAAACCTTGCATACCGAGCTTTATAATGTACTCAGTTGCTTCAGGTGTGATCAGATCTTTGATGATGTTATGCTTAAATGACGGATCATTTTTATTGAATGACGCATTGAAAGGTACGATTACGATTCTTCTGAGAACTGCGCCAGTCTTATCTTTTATTCTTGGCATTTCATTGGCAGCGAAGAATAACTTACAGAACGGTTCAAACATGAATACTGGCTGATTCTTTTCTTCAGCTTTTATCGTATCACCAGTAACGAGTTTTTTGAATATCGCAACTTTGGATCCCGACATATATTCATCATCAATATCATCACCAATATTTGCGAGTTTCCCGTACATCATTGCCGTATTGAATCTGTCAGCGAGTTCTGAAAGATCTAATGGCGAATAATTCTTTTTGCCAAGCATATTCTTGATCATCTTCAAGAATGTTGATTTACCGTTTGACTTGTCACCAACGAGAAAAAAGCTGCTGCCAAGTTCATTGCGTCTGTAAAAGCAATATCCTATACATTCTTCAAGCAGCTGTCTTACACTTTCATCGTTTACTGAAAAATCATTTAAGACTTTATCAGCGATACTCGAATATGCATCAGGATTATAGTCCCAAGGAATTTGTACCGTCACGTAAATATCTGGCGAGAACGGTAACAACGTTTCACTTAGAATATCGTATACGCCATTTTTGAATGCAATGTAACGTTCATCTGCCATTTGGCATTTTTTTGCTCTGACTCTCAAATATTTTATGACTTCTGTTCTCATCGCATCTTTCAAAAATGCGATCTCATCGATCATAATATTTGCGATATTGTCATTGTCATCAGTATGCTCATAGATTTCACCGTTGAAAGCGTATATCTGCTTATCGATGACTACGACGTGATATTTACTGATCAAATAATCACCAAAGATGTTATGCAAGAATTTTCCTCTTTCGAAGAACGTCTCTGTGCTCATCTTCTCAAATGTCTCATCTCTGAGAATGGTGGAGAGCTCATCTTTTGATACGGGATCATCAAATATAAATTCATTAATGATGTTTATTGTGTCTATGATTTGCTCTCTGGACATTCTCAGACGATTATTTAAAATGAATACGTGTCTGCTCAGTACATCGTTTCGTCCATTGCCTTCAGTCATTTTCCATAAGACGTTTTTGTCTTTGACATCACCGATTGGCAACAAAAAATCGGGTACTTCAGGGATAACACTTAATTCGTCATCATACACCTCAGATCGAAATTCACCATCACATTTGAGTGGTATATAGGTGCCTTTACTATGGATGTCGACTGTAAATCCACACGCTGTGAGCTTATCTTTCCCGTCTGCAAATCTTTCAGCATTTTCAGGATAACGCCAATATGTGTGGCCACCGTGTGGTGAATACAACGCATATGTCATAATATTTCTTGCATCGAGTAAATCGAGCAGCGCATCAAACATCTCTATATCGTCAATGCTAATATCGACAATATCGTCTTTGCATGTGGCACCATAATTCTCGCAGTTTTTCACGTCATCATATGAGTATAATGCATTATTCAGAGGAACTTTTGCGCTCTTGCCTTTACGATACGCTTTAAATAACAATTTTTGAGTTTCTAAATTCTGCATCGTTAATCCCTTTCATTGATGTGATATGTTTATTATAACACGTGTTCATATTTTTGTAAACAGCTTTTTTCGAAAAGTCTGTCGGTGTAGTCTTTTTTCTCTTGAAGTGCAGCGTAAATTTTTTCTTCGACGCTGTTCTTACACATCATCACATAATAAAAGCAAGTCTTACTCTGACCTATTCTGTGAATTCGTTTTTTGCTCTGCTCAAACTGTTCACTCGATAATGGTAAACTGAAGTATATGATATGATTTGCTTTTTGAAGATTCAAGCCGTATGCTCCTGCTTGATACTGTACGAACGTGATACTGTCATCATGATTTTCATAATTCGAAAGATCTTTTTCATGGCCATTGACCACTGAGACAGGTCTGTCAACTCTCGACATCATAAGTTCGAATTCAGCATTGAAATTATAGAAAACGATCAAACGTTCACTCGTACTGTTCACAATATCAAGGAATGCAGAAAGCTTGTTCGGATTATAAATGCTGCAAAGCTGACGAGAATATAAAAGCTTGCTCAATGAATTATCACCAACGAACTGTGTACCGTCATCCAAAATCAGATAACTGTTTTTCATGAATTTACGGTAGTCGCTAGTCGCATCAGAACGTACGATCTGATTGACTTGATCAGGCAGACATATAACTTCATTGGTCTTCATGAATATGCATCCATACGCTCTCAGATTTGCTTTGAGTTCAGCGATATGTTTGTAACCGTAAACCTGCTTTACCATTATTCCGCCAAAATCAACGTAGTGCCATTTCACATACTCATCCCAAAAATTTTTCTCTGAAATATCCCAACCTAAGAGCTTACACTGCGTCCAGAGTCGTTCATATTTGCCGTCTGTTGGAGTACCCGATAAGAGTATTACGTTATCAGGCTTGAGTCTTATGATTGATCTGGTGCGCTTAGATGACTTATTCTGAATTAACGATGATTCATCGAGCATCAGCGTAAAATTTTTCATTGGGATCTTTCTTCGCCAAATCAAATCGTAATTGATTACTGCGATAGACCAATATGCTGTGTCTGGTCTATGTAAAAATGCATCCAACAGTTTTGGCTTCGTAAGATCATATACGCCGATCTCATCCGTCTCGTAATATTTTTCAAAGTGCTCTACCCAGTCTTGAACCTTGGACTTCTGACAGATCACTAAGATGTCCTGATTGAATGACGCTGCTTTTTCCGATCCAACAAACGTTTTGCCGAGCCCCATGTCGAGAAAATATGCGCACTTGTTGAATTTTTCTGTCTTATTTAATGCATCAATCTGATGTTCATATAGTTTCATCTGATCACCATACCTGTATAACATTTATACTTCTCATCGTATTCTCTCTTTTTTCTTGCTTCTTCCTGAAGTATGCCTTTAAATATCTTATATTTCACGCAGTTCGCATGGCAATTCTGATCACGCTTGTCGCAGTTCTTACAAGGATTTATATCATTCATTTTTAAATTCCTCCGTGATCAGCGATGAAAAATATAATTCACCTTTTATTATATCGCAGAACGTTCTCCATTCATCGAGCTTGTGATTTTTTCTGCTGTGATACATATTTCTAAGTACAGCGTAATTCATCTGAACTGTTGCCTTCTGTTTATAAGAAGAAGGCAAGAGCTGAATCATTATCCACCAGTATTTCTTATCATTGGTTTTAATGAATCTGTCTCTGGCCCAATTAAGCTGATTGATTACCGTCTTAAGCCAATTCTCAGTCTGATACATGATCGTCTCACCATTGTCAAGAGTCTCCTTAAATGTTTCGAGGTGATCACAAGAAAAATCTTCAATTTCGAATTTCTTCGCATGAATCTTATGCATCGTTGAGCAAGAATTTCTGACAGTACCAACTTTGTACGTGTCGAATTCCTTCCACCAATATAATGGAGCTGTTATATCCATTGTTACGTTTATCATACGCATGAACTTACTGTGGTCAGATCCAGAACGTACCAAATTCATCATGAGCTTACGGTCATTTGGGCCAACATGATTTAATATGTCACATCCTGCAGGCTCATTCGTGACAGCGTCATATGTTTCCGCGATCGTCTCTACTACACTATCTGATTTATCCCAGCTATTCATCGGATTTCTCATTCCTCGAATAGCAGCTTCCCAGCCCTGGGTAACTATATTATTGATCAGTATCATCATTATCACCTTTCTTTTTTGAATAAATCTTTGCTGCAATTATCATCGTCCACATTCCCGCAGCAAAACCAACAATGCAGCCTCCAAGAAAAATCGTCGTTATTATATCCATTTTTACCCCTTTATGGTCAGATTTATCATAAGCTTAAAAAAACTGTTAGCGTCTTCAAGTTCTTTGATCTTAGCTCTGTACTTAGTGAGTACGTAATCAAATTCTTGAAGCTTCTTTTTCTGCCATTCCATTTCTTTTTCATAAATCCATTTAGCTTTTTTAGCATCAGCCGCTTCATTATTAGCGAGATTCTGCCAATAGTCGCGCTTAGCAAGAGCTTCTGTGACTTCTGTTTTGAGTTTCTCAATCTCTTCGTTTTTCTCAGCGAGCTCATCAACGAGTGCCATTTCTCTGGCTTGATGATTTTTAAGATCGATCGCTTTAGATGTAGCTTCTTTGTTGAGTTCATTTAAGAGATTACTTTTACATGTTTTTAGCTCTTCTATTTCTTTCTTGAGTTCATCAAATGATGTTCTTATCGTTGTTAAATTACCACAAACGTTTGCAGCGTTCATTATAACATTGTCAAGAAGTTCATCGATTTTTAAATCCTGCATTATTAATCCTCCTCGTCATAACTCTCGTTATATTTCTCATCATAGCAACGTTCATTTTCTGTAAAAAAACAATCTTCGGCATTGTGTATACAAGTTTGGCAATAACCGTCATAAAAATCTTCACGACCGTAGTATTCCTTTACTTCTTCTGGGTCGTAAGGTTCACCACATATCTTACAGATTCTCGTTTCTTTATCCAAAAACACTACCTCCTTTATCAATCTCCATTCGCTTAAATGCTTTCATTGTGTTTTGAATTCTCATTGCTTCAACTTCTGATACTTGAGGCTTTTTATCCATTCGAGTAAATCTCTTTTTAGCGTGATCCCATTTTTCGATGTTTTCATACATATCACGCATGTCGATATTTATCGACAGTAATTCCTCATGAATCTTATCTCTGAAGATACCGTCTTTGTCATATGTCTCAAATTCAGCTTTCACTTCTTCGAGAAAATCTAAGAACTGATTGAGTCTCTTCTGGCCAAAACCAAAATAACGCTTGACCGCTATCGCCATTATGCATTCTTCGTCTATAATGCATTCCATAGTATGCTGCCAGACTGCTTCTGAGACTCTCTCAGCTTTCGCATCGATCACTGATTTAGCATTGCATTTCATTTCTATTCTCCTTCGTCAACGTCGTTTCTAAATCGCCCCTTACATTGTACGGCAAATTGTCAATTATCGCTTCGACTTTCTCTCTCACGAAGCTGCCCACTCCGTAAGCTTTAAAAGCATACCTCAATTTTCGTTTCACGTCTGCATCTTCTTCAAGTTCTTCTATCTCGATCATATAATCACTCTTTCCTATCCACGCTTTATTTCATCAATTTTCTTGATGTTTATGACGGATATAATCAGATAACCAATAACGCTAATCAGCACAATTTCATTGCATTCTAATGTTTGTGAAACTTTGGTAACAATAGCAAGTCCAAAACTATAATACATCTGCAGGTTAAAACTGTTTTTCAATTCACGATGTTTCTGCATTCGGCTTATCTTCTTTTTATCGTCAATCTCGATCATTCGTTATCCTCCATGAAGTCTTCCGGAAATAAATCCAATAGTTCGTCTATTGGTTCATCAGTTGCGTTCTTGATTCTGCATCCGTCAACACCTGCATGGAACGGGCAATAATCGCAGTAGCTGTGCGAACTGCAAAAGTCCTGAATCTCTGCGCATAAATGCCACAGCTTTCTCATGTTCATTTCTTCCATATACATATACCTCATCCTTTTCATCACCGTTTTAATTGAAGACTATTCAAAACTTTTAGCTAACTGCTTACATGCATCTGCTAACCGCTTCCATGCATTTGCTTCGTCTTCCAGTTCCAAATTGATTTCTTCATTTGAACGTAACAGATCAATAAACTTATCATTCATACTATACTTCTTTCTCTGCATTCATTCTGTCAACTGAGTGCGCGTGCTTTTCTATTTTCTTGAGTTCTTTGATCACGAGAACCATTTCAGAAATATGCCTAAGTATTGCATATATTGCGAACATACAACCTATCGACAAAAGCGACACTGTTGCCATAAATGCGTAAAATACTGCTGTATCCATTTTCATTCCTCCATAAGTACAAGCTCTTTAATATACTCTGAAACGTCCTTGATCTCTTTCACGCTAAATGCGACATTCTCTCTGTATAGATATGACATGTTCTCACGTATGATCTCAAAGAGCTTCTCAGCTTCATTCACGCGATAGTCATCAACGTGTTCTGTTTCAATCGTTACTTCAAATTTTCTTTTGCTCATCTTTCATCAACTCCGCTACTTTTTTCATGTACCACATTGCTTTCTCTTTGTCTTTTTCTTCACTTTCACCTTTCTTGTTGCCTGCTCGGTAATAGTACTTATAAGCATTGAGCTTACAAAAGGTGATCACGGCTTCTGTGCCAAAAAGGATCTTCATTTCTTCGATACACTCTAATCTGCCATTGTTCTGATAGTGATTAGGATGTTCTACGCCTTCGATCTTTGGTCTGTAGCACGAATTGTGATCAAACATATTATTGATTTGGCAATCTTTGCACGTCTGATCGAGTGCATCATATGATTTACATTCTTTCATTAGCAATTCTCCGTTTCATTTATTTATTTCAATCCACTCTCTCCACTCGGAGAGAGATCATGTTTGCAATCATCAAATTCTTCTGCGTTTTCCCAGTCCTTAAAGTTATTAAAACTCGATATTTCAAGCAACATCAAAATATTATCAGCCAGTGTTCTCAAAGTGTCATCAGGCTCCATGTCGTTCTTAACTGCATATTCACAGATTTCTGTGATGATGTTAGTTATGAATTCTGTATCTGTCATAATTGTTCCTCCTTTTCGTACTCTTTTTCATATTTCTTCTGTGCTGCACATTCAGCTACGAAAAAATATCCTGATGTCAGCTTATACTTACGTCTGATCTCATACGTAAGATATGCAAGCCGGTCTGACAATATTCTCTTACCTTCATCTGATTCGCGTTGCTTTTCGGCAGCGTCATATGCTTTCACCGTCTCTTGGAGACTATTGATGTCTTTCATGATCTGTTCCATTGTTGGCTTCATTTCTC